CCCCCACCCCCCTATTCACGGATGCGAATAATAGAGCTAAAAGACATCAAATTAAGTCAAAAACATCAAAAAAACCCCCTATTCACGGATGCGAATAATAGAGCTAAAAGACATCAAATTAAGTCACGGATGCGAATAATAGAGCTAAAAGACATCAAATTAAGTCAAAAACATCAATGCGAATAATAGAGCTAAAAGACATCAATGTGAATAATAGAGCTAAAAGACATCAAAAAAACCCCCTCCTTAAAATTTATAACGCTCAAGTTATGTATACTGCACGAAATTAGCATCAACACAAACCGTTTTTAAATTTATTAGAAATGAAAAAATATATATGCAAAAGGATTGATATTATAACTAATATTAACAATATATAAAATAATATCTTATATACATGACAACATGTTTCACTTCTAAGAAAATCTATAAATTCTTTTCTTGTATCTGCATCAATAACATCAGTCATAATTATTGAGTTAATTTATTAATTTTACTTCTTTCATACATCTTTTGCGACATGTATTCTATTTTTTCCTCTAGGGTTTTATCACTATTAGCAATATTTCGTAATTCTTGTTCTTGTTTCTTTTTCAATTCTCTTATTTTTCTAGATTGTTCTTCTTGTTTATCTAAACCAACATATGATTTTAATAAATCAATTTCTTCTTGTTGAGTTTTTGTGATAACTTTATATTTATCAACTTCTTTTTCAGCATCAAACCAATTTAATCCAAATGTTTCCATCACTTGACGATACTTATCAATAACTAATATTTTGTTTATTATTTCATCAATTAGATGCGTATTTGCTGGAGTTCTCATACTCTCATATAAATTTCTTTCCTCTTCGGTATTTTTATAAGCTTGCTCTTTATTATATGTTGAATTAACAAGTTTAGCAGGAATTAATTGTTTTTTGTTATCAGTCATAATTAAGCATTATCTAAATCAAAATCTGTTTTTCTATCCTTCATTTTATTCAGTAAATAACTAGCATCAATTTCACCTGACCCATATTTTTTAGAAGGTGATTTAGATCTTTTTCGTTTCGGTTTAAATGAACCCTTATGCAATCTTGCAGTAATTTGTTCTTTTTCTGCTCCTGTTAATTCTCGAGTTTTACCTAGATGTAATTTTCTTATTTGCGGAATTGAGAATCCTGATTTTATTAAATTTAAATATTGGTTATAGCTGCAATTATTTAAGCGTAAAATGTGATCTACACTATATGAAGGGTTGCAGATTGCTGATTTGTGAAGTTGTGATAATAATTGTGAATCTGTTGATAAAGTATTAGTCATTTTATTCATTAAAACAGATTTTCGTGATTCTTCAAATACTTCATTAAATAATTTATTCGTATTCATAAAATAACATTTTAAAAACATTCAAAGAACGATCGTACCCTGAACGTACCCTGAACATCTTAATTAATATATTCTCGCAAATTATAAAATTCAAATAAATCAAAACTTAATTTGTATCTTATCAATTCAGATATCAAAGTTTTTTTAGTCATTCGTCCAACTTCTTTACTAATTTTTTTATAAACGAGTTCCTGTTCCGTATTTAATATATCATTACCACTCCATTCATTTTCCGGAATCGCGAAATTAAATTTATATTTAGTCAATTCATTTATTAATAAATTTTTATCCATTTTGTTTACTTCTTCAGATATCAATTTGAATGAAAAAAATGTATATTGTGTGTCTAACATATCACTATTCCTCAAGTTATACATGACTGCTAAGTTATTCATAATTAAATAAGTTTTAACTTCGAAATTTTAAACATATCTTCTTTACTTAACGCCGGAATATACGATAGTGAACTATTTTTTCTGATACTTGCTAATTGAACAGCATCTTTGGGGATTTCAATAGATTTTTCACATGTTATTCCATATTTACAAATTTTCTGTAATCTATCCCCAATTTTTTTATATATAATATTATTGTGAGAATAAAACTCTGTTTGAATTTTTAACACTGAAGCTGGAATTGTTTTATCCGCGAAAACTAAAGGTACTTTAGATTTCACAACATTTCTTATTATTCTGTAAAATATTTCTTTTTTATTTAATATTGTATAAAGAGGACCATTAGTTATATAATCCGGCAATTTATTTATTATTCGTTCTTCTTCATTAAAATTATAATTAATTGAATAATATTCATCATTAATCCATTTCCCTCTTGCAGAAGGTGATATAGAATATGAAATGGATTTAGTATCTATTTTTATTTCATTATTGATTCTCGACCATTTTTCTTGAATGATTGGAATGAATGTTTTATTAATTTCAGTGTTCATCAAATCTTTAAATAATAGTCTTATTTTATTTATATTATCTTCTCCTTCAATTTTTAATTGTTCTGTCATTCCAACATCAATATGTTTGAAATTTAATCCGAGAAACTTTGCTTTAGCTGTCCCATCATTAAAAATTAATAAATATCTTTTCAAATCAAGAAAATACGCTTCCGTAATATATTTTCCGTCTCCATAATCATTTTTCATTTCACCTAAATCTTCTCCTAATTTTATATTTTTCATATCAGATAATTCAATATATAAACTGTCTGTATCGGAATAATAAATTTTATCTCTTCCAATCATATCGATATATTCATTCATTAATTTTCTTGCATATGACATGATATATCCTCCTATATAAACAGGATTATTATCCATATCATGAACCATTTTTGTAATATATTCAGTTTGTCCATTTTTTAATTTAGTTTCTCGAATTATATATTCTTCGTGCTTGGGTTTATTATACGAAGATACTGTTTTTATACATTCCATGAACTTTCCGAATATTGAATTTAAAATAATTTTAGTTGTGTATTCTCTTTCGTCGTTATTTTGTTTTTGAATTTTTCTCAGTTCATATAAAGTTTTTATTAAGTGTGTAAATATTTTTTCAGATTGTTGCCAATATATACCGTCTTTAATATTAACGACTTTATATCCATCTCGAATCATTTCCCGAACATCAACATCATTGTACACTCCTGTGAACACACCACTTTTATATATTAAATTTCTTTTCTCAGTTTTATAAGGATGAATAGGATATCTTATATTTCCTGCATCAAATGTTACTTCAATTATATAATGAGGATATTCTGGTGAAAATAAATAATCTTTAAAAATTTTTATATCATCTATTGGACCATCAGGTTTTACAATGGGTTCTGCCATTCCAACAGGATATGAAAATTTGTGCATTGCTGATGGGTATAATGAATTAAAATCAAGACATATCATTTTACTTTGTGTTTTTGGATCAAATAATTTTTTCCATTGTAATATTCTACCTCCATAACATGCCTGTCTCATAAATTTTTTAAGACTTGGTGATTTTGGGCAATAAAAATAATCTGAATTATAACACAATTTTCTCATCAGTTTCCACGCAAATGATGGTGCTCCAAGACATGTAGTGATTGATTCTCCATAATCCATTAATGAGTCATTAATTCTCATTGATAATTCTGCTAATCCTTTAACATCGTATTCTAGATATTCTATCCAATCTGTTCTATTTTGATACATCTCAAAAGTATAATTTGCTATATCTAATTCTTTCTTTTGTATCTGACATTTATAATCTTTTAATGCTTTCTTCAACGTGCTTAAAACGAATGGTAATGTATCTTTAAATTCAAAAAATATTTTGTCTCCGTCTGAAGATTGTTTTTCAAAAATAATTTTCTTATTATTAGTTCCAACAATAATTGAACTATATATCTTTGCATTTGTTGCAGATTTAACAAAGATATTATCAAATCTTGAACCGTTGTGAGCAAATACTTGTATTTTCTTTAATTCTAATTCTTTACAGATGCAAATCATACGTTCAAAAAATTCATTAAATATATTGTCATAATTTTTAATAGTAATCATTTCTGGTTTTCTAGATTTATAATTTTTTAAGTCGACTAAGCTAAATGACAATGCGTAAGGAATAGCTTTGCGTGGTGATTCATCATTCCAATATGTTTCAATATCATAAACGATTATATAATCTTCTTTCTCTTTAGAATATTCTTTTTTAATTCTTACCTGCTCGAATTCTAATTTTTTATTTATCATAAATTTTACCTTAAGATTGTATTCTTTTAATTTTTTAGGCGTCTTTTGTTTTAATAAGATCGCGTGATAAAATGACCCGTGAAGATGTCCTAATAAAATACAATCATTAATAATAGTTTTGTTTTTATTTCTCGATATTGTAAATATTTTTTTATCTTTTATTTTGTAATGCTCAGGGATTAAATGATTTACATTATAGTTTTCATTCTTACAATTATCACATGTTAAATTAGTGCATGTGCAATCAAGATTAAATAAATATTTCCTTAATGATTTTGCATAAATCTTTTTTGCGTTTTTATTAGTTAATCCATAAGGGCTTACACCCATTCTAGATATTTCAAATTCATTATTTACATTTGGGTATTTAAAAGTATCAATTATTTCTTTATTTCTTTCAAATGATTTTTCATAACATTTCAATATACAATAATATGATGATGGAATATATATATCGGTTCTGTCTTCTTCAGATATTTCTTTATCGCCTTGATAATCGCAACCTATTTCAAATATTCTTTGAGGAGCTTCTATCTCATGATCTAAATCAAATTCTATATCCATGTCTGTCAAGTTATTCTCAATATCAATTTCTTCGGCATCAGAAAACTCTATCTCACCCAATCTAACAGTTTCAGCGAATTCTTTAGTAGAGGTCCATATTTCTGTTGCTATATATTCCCATGCCATATCTGTTGCTTCTTCAAGAGTAATTCCAAGTTCATGAAATTCATGTATGATATCGTCCGTGGTTTTCATAATACATAAAATTAAAATTTGGATTTTATCGTTAGTACGGATTAATAATGTACAAGTAATATTCATTTTCTCGGTTTGTGTTGATGCTAATTTCGTGCAGTATACATAACTTGAGCGTTATAAATTTTAAGGAGGGGGTTTTTTTGATGTCTTTTAGCTCTATTATTCACATTGATGTCTTTTAGCTCTATTATTC